GCGAGAGAAAAACTTGAGAAAAAATAGAGACCCAAAAATAGGAACTGGCAAAAAACCCAAAGGTTCGGGTAGGAGGTTATATACTGATGAGAATCCTAAGGATACTGTTGGAATTAAGTTTGCGACTCCTACTGATGCTCGTAAAACTGTTGCAAAAGTTAAGAAGATATCTAAACCGTTTGCAAGAAAAATACAAATCTTAACTGTTGGAGAGCAACGTGCTAAGGTTATGGGTAAATCAGAAGTAGCTAGAATATTTAAAGCAGGTAAAAATGCGATCAGAAGGACAAAAAAAGCGTAAAGGACTAAGTGGAGGAGTCAAATTTGGGCCACCGCCTAAAAGAGGACCAAATCCACAAGGGATTAAACTTAAAAATGTCAAAAAACAGTTACGAAAAGCTATCAAAAAAGTTTAAACTAATTTATCTTGCTGGTCTTTTTGACGGTGAGGGAAGTTTTGGGTTTTGGTCAAAAGGTAAAAATAGAGGGCGTATTTTTGAGTGTAAAGTTGAAATGGCTGATAAAGATCTAATACTTAGATTTAAGGATATGTTTGGGGGGTGGTTATTTTTTGCAAAAAGACGTAAATTTAAACACAAAGATACTTGGTGTTGGCGTGACAGAGGGCCAAGGGCTTTTGCAATTATTGATAAAATGATAAACTTTATGAGTAAAAGAAGACAGGAGAAATATTATGTGGTTAAGCGCAATAAAATTAGCAGTCTCAGCAGGAAGTAAAATCTACGCTAACAAACAAAAGACGAAGATGGCGATGTCTGAGGCACAACTATTACATGCTGATCGTATGGCACGAGGTGAGGAACAATACCAAGGTAAATTGTTAGAGGCTCGTCAATCAGACTGGAAAGATGAGGCAGTCCTTATAATTCTTAGTTTGCCAGTGGTAGTTTTGGCTTGGGCTGTTATATCAGATGACCCAACTGCGATGGATAAGGTAAAATTGTTTTTCGAGATGTTCTCACAGCTCCCATCATGGTTTACTAATTTATGGATCTTGGTTGTGGCATCGATTTATGGTATAAAGGGTACACAAATATTTCGTAACGGAGGAAAAAAATAATGTCTGGAGTTGTAGGAGCAGCTTTAAGAGGATTTGGTAAAGCTTTAGGCAAAGTAAAAACAAAAAAACAAATGAGTTTTTCTGATAAAATAAAATTACAGGACAAAAAGATAATTGATAAAAAAACAGGAAAAACACATTTATCAAAAAAACAACTAGACAGTTATGTTAAAAATCAAAAAGATTCTAAATTTAAAAAATTAGGAAAACTTGAACAAAAATATATTAAATTGAGACCTGGAATGGCTCCAAAGGAGAAATAAATGAAAAAAATATGGAACTGGATAAAAAAATTATTTAAACCAGAAAGAGTAGCACCAACTATTGATTCTGTAAAACCTAAAGTTGATTTAACAGGACTTACAAAGGGTGATATTAAAAAACTTAAAGCACAAGGAAAACTATGACTAAACTATGTCCGAGAGGTAAAGCTGCAGCGAAGCGAAAATTTAAAGTATATCCGTCAGCATATGCTAACGCATATGCGAGTAAAATCTGTGCGGGTAAAATAAAAGATCCATCAGGAGTTAAGAGAAAAGATTTTAGAGGACCAAAACCTGCTAAAGTTGGCATGGCTGTAACTGCAGGATCACAATCAGGAACGGGTAGATTACAAAAGTCAGGATTGATGAAAGCTAAAAAAGGCAAAATGATGATTATGATTGCTATTGGTAAACCTGTAAAAAAATCTAAAGTTAAAAAAGCAAAAGAAGGTTTATCTGTAAGACCTTATGATCCAAGAGATAAAAAACAAAAAAAAATTACTGATAAACAAAATCCTATTTCTGAATACGATCCTAAAACTAAAAAATTAAAATATACTGCTGCTAATAAAGGGACAATAATGAAAGTAGCAAATAAATTAGAAAAAGCATCTCAAGCTCATGCAGGTCAAGCTAAAACTTTAAAATCAATCAAACTATCAAGAGGTGGTGGAGCTGCTATCAAAGGTATAGATTTCAAAGGCACGTTCTAAATGCAAAAGAACATCCAGTATATGAAGTCTGGAGGACTTAAGAAATGGTTCCAACAAAAATGGGTAGATATAGGTAGTAAAAAAGCAGATGGGTCTTTTGCTAAATGCGGTAGATCAAAACAAAAAGCAGATGCAAAACGTAAATATCCAAAATGTGTGCCATTAGCAAAAGCAAGAAGAATGACAGAGGGACAAAGAAAATCAGCTGTAGCTAGAAAAAGAGCAGTAGCACAAGGTGTTGGTGGTAAACCAACAAATGTCAAAACATTTGCAAAAAAAGCATGATTAAGGTAAAGATTCGTTATGAATCTTAGACAAACTCTTTTGAAGGCATTAGAGGATAAATATAATGCACAAATCTCAGAAGCAGATGCAACAATTCAAATATATTTAGAAAAACCTGTTGGTATTGGAGAGCACCCACAACATTTAGAAGAGATAGATAAACTTGTAGAAAAAATAGCAAACGCTGAAGAAAAATTAAAAATATTACAAGAATTTAAAATATGATTAGAGGTGACAGCGTAGAATATGAACTTTTAAAAAAGTGGTGTGAGACTTTACCTTTTTATGATAAACCAAAATCCGTCACAACTTGTGAGGTAGGTGTAAGAGAAGGTTTAGGATCACAAATCATTATGATGACTATTACACCTAGAATAGGCAAAGTAGATTATCAGCATTATGCAATCGATCCCTATAATGATTTAGAATATCAACATGTTGATGGAAAAGCTTCATGGAAAGAAACAGGAACAAAGCCACCTACTTATTCAAATTCAATGAGAGATCAAATGGTAAAAGATTTTTCAGGAAATCCTTATTTTAAATTTTATAATATGACGGATATTGATTATATGAATATATTTAATCTTTCTAACACTGTGTTTGATTTAGTTTTACTTGATGGCCCACATACTACAAAAGATATTTTAAGAGAAGCTTTATGGTTTGCAGATCGATCTAGAGTAGGCACAAGAATTATTGTTGATGATTATTGGGTAGCTAATTATGATGTAATAAAAGGATCTCTATCGTATTGGGATTTTAAACCAATAGAGCAAGGTAAAAGCAAAGTTTGTTTTGAAAGAGTTAAATAGTGGATATAGATACAATATCGTTAGTACAAAGACAGATTAAAAAGAAAATACTCCAACTCAAAGATCACGCTATATATGGTGTTGACACCATGGAAAAACTACAATATGTTAGGGGTCAAATCAGATCATTAGAAGATCTGCAACAGGATCTAAAAGACCTGCTGACACGAACGGAGTATAAAGATGAACAAGTCCACGGAGACACCGAAACGGACTGAAGCACTTCTTGATGCATACAAAGAAAAACAAGAAGTAGAAACAGTCCTCGATCCAAAAGCGATCAATAAATCAGTATTAGAAAAATTGCCATCACCAACAGGTTATAGACTTTTGGTTTTGCCTTATGCAGGGCCAAAAAAAACTAAAGGTGGTATTATTTTATCTGATACTACACAAGAAACTATACAAATGACTACAGTATGTGGTCTTGTGCTTAAAATGGGAGATCTTTGTTATCATGATAATGAAAAATTTCCTAAAGGACCTTGGTGTAAACTGAATGATTGGGTTATCTTTAGTAGGTACGCAGGATCCAGATTCAAAATTGAAGGTGGTGAAGTAAGAGTATTAAATGACGATGAAGTCATTTCTACAATTAATAATCCATCTGATATTTTGCACCATTTTTAAGGAGGACAAATGGAAGATATAAATAAAACTGCCGATGTAGAATTAGATACTGATGGCGTTAAAGAAGAAGAAGTAAATGTTGAAACACCACAAACTGGTAATGAAGCATTTGAAAAAAAAGAGGAAGTAGATCTTGGTTACACCGATGTTACAGGTGGTAAAACTGCAAAAGAATTACTTCAAGAAACAAAAGAACAAGAACCTGAACCTGTAAAAGAAGAACCAAAGTTTGAACAAAAAACTGAGGATACTGATTTACAAGATTATTCAGAAAAAGTTCAAAAAAGAATAAAGAAACTAACATTTCAAATTAAAGAAGCAGAAAGAAGAGAAAAAGCTGCAGTAGAATATGCTAGAGGATTAAAAAGCAAATTTGAAACAGCTGAAAAAAAAGTTCAGGAAACTGATACTAATTATCTTAAAGAATATAATGCAAGAATTGACTCTGAAAGAGACAAAGCTAAGGCTGCATTAAAAGCTGCTTATGAAACTCAAGATGCTGAGGCAATCACTGAAGCTCAGGACAACCTGACTAAGTTAGCAGTTGAGAAAGAAAAAGTTTCTATGACTCTTGCAGAAAAAGAGTCAAAGGAAAAAGAAGTTGCAGCAGCTCCCGCTGAACCTGAACAACCACAACCTAAAATAAGTCAAAAAGCTCAACAATGGGCAGAAGACAATGCATGGTTTGGTACGGACAGGGTGTTAACTTCTGCTGCAATGGGAATACATGAAGATCTTTTGCAGGAGGGAATTGACGGGGAGACTGACGAATACTATAATCAAATAAACAAACGTATGAAGGAGTATTTCCCTCAGAAATTTGCCCAAGAGTCGACTGAAGTCAAGGCCAAAGAACCCGTCCAGAACGTGGCCTCTGTGAGTCGAAGATCGGGAGGACGCAAGTCTGTGAAACTCACCAAATCACAGGTAGTTATCGCTAAGAAATTAGGGGTGCCACTAGAGGAATACGCAAAATACGTGAAGGAAGGAGCATAATATGTCTAAAGTAAAAACTTCACGAGAGTCTAGTACGAGAGAAAAGTTAACTCGTAAAAAAGATTGGACTCCACCATCCAGTTTGGATGCACCAGCTGCACCGCAAGGTTATGCACACAGATGGATAAGAACTTCAACTAACGGTTTTGAAGATCCAGGTAATGTATCTAAAAAACTTAGAGAAGGTTGGGAATTTGTTAAAGCCGAAACCATTTTAAATGAGATTGGTGAAAATGACTACCCTGTTATTCATGAAGGAAAACACGCTGGTTTAATCGGAATTGGTGGCCTTGTGTTGGCAAGGATACCGGAAGAGATTTTGAGAAGTCGTGCTGAGTATTTTAGAAAAATAACTCAAGACAGAACAGATGCGATTGATCGAGATCTTATGAAGGAACAGCACCCGGACATGCCTATCAATATTGATAGACAGTCTAGAGTTACCTTTGGTGGTAGTCGTAAAAAGTAATTTTTTTGCATTACCTACCCGAGATAGCTTGGATAACAAAAACATATAGTTAAAAGGAGAAAACAACTATGGCAAACGTAAGTGAAAAGTTCGGTCTAAGACCGTACAGAAAACTAGACGGAACACCATTAGCTGGAGCTCAAAACAGATATACGATTGCAAGTGGATATGCTACTGCGATTTATCAGGGAGATTTGGTAGAACCATTAGGAACTGGTAACATTCAGAAGCATGGTGCTAACACATCAGATGCTGTTGTGGGCGTTTTCAACGGATGTTTTTACACAGATCCAACTACTCAAAAGCCGACATTTTCAAATTTCTACCCAGGTGGAATCGCTGCAAGTGATATTACTGCATTTGTAATCGATGACCCTGATGCAGTATTTTTGGTAGATGCAGATGCGGCTTTCACTAGAGCAGATTTGTACAAGAATTATTCGGTGACAAACACTACTGGTGTAACAGCAACAGGGATATCAAAAGCACAGCTTGATGTATCAGTATCAGGTATCACTGCAACTTTCGCTATTCAAGCGATTGACATTTCGCAGGACCCAGATAACTCTGATACAAGCACAGCTAATGCTAATGTTCTTGTTAGAATCAACAATCACTTCTATAGAAGTGGTGCAGGTATAGCGTAATAAAGGAGAATAACTATGGCGATATCACGATCACAACTAGTTAAAGAACTAGAGCCGGGTTTGAATGCTTTATTCGGCCTGGAATATAGTAGATATGAAAATCAACATGCTGAAATTTATACTACTGAAACATCTGACAGAGCTTTTGAAGAAGAAGTAATGTTAAGCGGATTTGCTTCAGCACCAACTAAAGCAGAAGGTGCAGGAGTTGTGTTTGATCAAGCAGGTGAAACTTTCACAGCGAGATACAATCACGAAACAATCGCATTAGCATTTGCTATTACTGAAGAAGCGATCGAAGACAACCTATATGATAGACTAGCGGGTAGATACACAAGAGCTCTTGCTAGATCTATGGCAAATACGAAGCAAACGAAAGCAGCTAACGTATTGAACAATGCACAAGTAACTACTGTAACTGGTGGAGACGGAGTATCATTAATTAACTCTGCACACCCACTTGCAACAGGTGGTACTTTTTCAAATGTTCTTAGCGTTGCAGCTGACTTGAATGAAACTTCGTTAGAGCAGTCATTAATTGACATTGCTGGATTTGTCGATGAAAGAGGCTTAAAAATTGCAGCCTCTGGAAGAAAAATGATTATTCCAAAAGAACTTCAGTTCACAGCGGAAAGAATCATGAAGTCTCCAATGAGACCGGCAACAGCAGACAATGACATTAATGCGATCAATAACATGGGTATGGTGCCTGAAGGTTACAGAGTAAATAACTTTTTAACTGACACAGACTCATATTTCTTGTTAACTGACGTGCCTAAT